GAGCTATTAGACACTATATTAGTGTAATTGGAACTATGAGAGATGTTGAGAAAATTCTAGGATGTAAATGTTTTAATAATAGAAACTTTACAAATAAAGAATTTTTAGCAATAGTTAAGATAAGAGCAGAGGAGGGAAAATAATGAATAAAAAAGTAAGAGCAATAATAGTAGATGGTACAGAAATAATGACAAGTTTAACAGCAGTTGAAATAGCAGATAGATTAAGAACATATGATGATTTGAAAGAAGAAATTGAAGAATTAAAAGATTGGAATAAAAAATTAATAAGAGATGATTTAGAGTATGTTAATAAGTCATTTGAACAAAATAGATATAAATCAAGAATAGACAAAACAACAAATTATTATCTTAAAACACTTGCTAAAAATGGAAGTATGCCAGATGAGGCTGTTGAGATGTTTAATTTATTGGAGGGTAATAAATGAAAGAAAAACTTTTAAAAATTATAAATAATTATGGAGTAAGTCCACAATTAAAACACTTATATACTGAAATGTATGAGTTTACGGAGGCAGTATTTGAATATGAAAATGCAGGGTGGGATTTTAATGATGAAGAATGTGAACATATAGTAAAAGAATATAAAGACCATATACAAGAAGAATTTGCCGATTTAATGGTTATGTTAGAACAATTTAAAGTATATTATAATTTAAGTAATGAAGATGTATTAGAAACAATGAAATATAAAATTGAACGACAATTAAAAAGGATTGAAGAAGAAAATAAAAGATAATTTAGGAGGGGTAAGATGAAATTTGAAGATATGATAAATACAATACAATTAGGTAATTGTTATGAATTAATTAAAAATGTACCTAATAAAAGTATTGATTTAGTTTATATTGATATACCATATTTATTTGCTGATGGTGGTTGTTCATCAAGTCCTTTATCAGCAAGAATAAAAAAATTAAAGCAAATTGATTTAGCAAATATAACAAAAGGAATTGATTATTCAATATATGATGAAATAATAAGAATATTAAAAAAAATTAATTGTTTTATATGGTGTAGTAAAGATCAAATACTAGATACATTAAATTATTTTGTAAATAAAGGTTGTATGTTTGAAATATTAACTTGGAACAAAACAAATCCAACACCTATGACAAATAATACATTTTTACCTGATATTGAATATTGTTTATATTTTAGGGAAAAAGGAGTACCTTTAAATGATGGATATGATTTAAAAAGCAAATGGTATATAAGTTCAATAAATAAAAGTGATAAGGATTTATTTAACCACCCAACTATTAAGCCACTTGAATTAGTTAAAAGACACATAAAACACACTACACAACCGAATGACATAGTATTAGATTGCTTTTGTGGAAGTGGAACAACTTGTTTAGCATGTAAAGAAACAGGAAGAAGATATATAGGCATGGAAATAGACCCAAAATATCATAAAATAGCAGTTAATCGTTTAAATGGAATACTTGCAAATGGTCAAACAAGTATATTTACTGATTTCGATAATTTAGGTGATTCAAATGAATGATTTAATTATTGTTGACACTCGTGAAAAAGGTAACAAAAAAATATTAGAATACTTTGACAAAGTAGGGCAAGATTACATAATTTCAAAACTAGACGCAGGGGATTACATGCTATTTAAAGATTATACGACCATTATTGACAAGAAAGACGGTTTACTTGAACTATCACACAATTTATGTAATTCCCTCGAACATGCCCGTATTAAACGTGAAATAGAACGTGCGAAAAATCTAGGCTGTAAGAACTTTATATTTTTAATTCAAGACAGTAAAATCAAAACAGTCGAAGATATTAAAAATTGGAGTTCGCCACACACACGTGTAAAAGGCTCGACCCTTTTAAAAATTATGTGTACTATGCGTGAACGATATGGGGTTAGGTTTATTATATGTAGTAAAAAAGATATGGGGAAAAAGATTTTGGAATTATTAGGAGGTAAAAATGAATAAATTAAGGGTTTTAGAATTATTTGGTGGAATTGGTGCTTGTAGTAAAGCATTAGAAAAATTAGGAATTGATTATGAAATAGTAGATTATGTAGAAATAGATAAATATGCAGTTAAATCATTTAATGCTATACATAATACAAATTTTGAACCACAAGACATTACAACTTGGAATAAAAATATAAAAGTAGATTTGATAATGCACGGGAGCCCATGCCAAGACTTTTCGTTAGCGGGTAAACAAGAAGGTGGAGATGAAGGCAGTGGTACTCGTTCAAGTCTAATGTATGAAACAATAAGAATAGTAGAAAAATTAAAACCAAAATATGTTATATGGGAAAATGTAAAAAATCTATTAAGCAAGAAGCACAGGCATAATTTTGATAGTTATTTAGAAATAATGGAAAGTTTAGGATATGCAAATTATTATCGAGTATTAAATGCAAAAGATTATGGAATACCACAAAATAGAGAAAGAGTGTTTACCGTTAGTATTTTAGGAAATGAAAATTATAAATTTCCAAAAGAAAATATACAAGAATGTGAAGTTATAAACCCACTTCAAGGTATTAGTGGTAAAAGTTGGCAATTTGAACAAAATGTATATAGTAAAAATAGCATATTAAGAAGTCTAAAAGCAGGAGGTGGTAGCGGAAATATACCAAAAGTAATTGAAAATTTTGAATTTCCACCAAAACAAGAACTTAAATTAAAACTTAAAGATATGTTAGAAGAAAGTGTTGATGAAAAGTATTATTTAAAAGATAGCCAAATAGAATATTTAGAATATGGTAAATATAATGCTTCAAAAGTTAGCAATAAAATAAAACAAACAGATACAGGGATATGCCCTACTTTAGATACAATGCAAGGTGGTAATAGGCAACCATTTATAAAAGAAAAAAAATTAAAAATTCGTAAATTAACCCCAAATGAATGTTGGAGACTTATGGGATTTGATGATGAAGATTTTGAAAAAGCAAGTAGAGTGAATAGTAACAGCCAACTTTATAAACAAGCAGGTAATTCGATAGTAGTTAATGTATTAATGGCAATTTTTAATGAGCTTTTAAAAAAGAAAGGTGAATAAATATGAAGATAATAGATTGGAAACCTATAAAAGATTTTGATGGTATTTATGAAGTTTCTAGTAATGGAAAAGTTAGAAGTTTGGACAAAGAAGTAAATGTTTCAAATCAATATGGAGTAAAAGCAAAAAGAATTATAAAAGGTAGAATGTTAAAGCAAACATTTAATGGAATGTATTATGTTGTAGGCTTATCAAATAATAATAAAGTGAAACAATACTTTGTACATAGATTAGTAGCAGAAACTTTTTTAGAAAATCCTAATCATTATAATTGCGTAAATCACATTGATTGTAATAAATTAAATAATAATGTAGAAAATTTAGAATGGTGTACCAAAGAATATAATACCAGTGTTGCTTGGAAAGATGGGCAAATTAAGATACCAAAAGGAAAAAACAATAAAATGTATGGTAAATGTGGTAAAAATGCTAATAAGTCAAAACCAATTTATCAATATGATTTAAACGGCAATTTTATAAAAAAATGGGATAGTCAAAAAGATGCTGAAAGAGAACTTGGCTATAAACAAAATTGTATTAGTAATTGTGCTTTAGGAAGAAGTAAGAGTTCTTATGGATATATATGGAGGTTAAATTATGAGTAAAATGACTGTTATTCAACTTTTAAATAAAATAGCAAATGGGGAAGAAGTACCAAAAAAGATAAAAGTTGGTAATAAAATTTATAATTATGAAACGTTCAATATAGGAAAAGGTGATAATTATTTCACTGCTGAATGGGAAGAAGTAAAAGGGTATCGAATAAATTATGATGGTACTTATTATTATTTAGAAATAAGAGATTATAATTTAAATGATGAAGTAGAAATCCTAGAAGAAGAAAAGAAAATACCTGAAAAATTATATGGAATAGTAAATCCAAAAGAAGGTATAACAAAAGTACCAAACAATGAACAATTAATGTTTAAAATCAACGAAATAATAGATGTATTGGAGATATTAAATGATAAAATCAAATGAAGAAATATGGAAACCAATCAAAAATTATGAAAACTTATATGAAATAAGTAATTTTGGAGTAATAAGAAAAGTAAAAACAAAAAGACCATTAAAAGTATTTTATAGAACTAATGGCTATTACACTACTTCATTATGTAAAGACTATAAAGTAACAATGGTATATTTACATAGGTTAATAGCAGAAACTTTTATACCTAATCCTGATAATTTACCTTGCGTCAATCACATAGATGGAAATAAAACAAATAATGATTTGAACAATTTAGAGTGGTGTAGTCTTTTAGATAATATTAGACACGCATATAAAAATAGTTTAATGAAAAATAATAGAAAAGTAGCACAATATGATATTAATGGTAATTATATAAAAACATATAATTCAACTAATGAAGCAAGTAAAGAAACAAACATTAGCCAAAGCAGTATATCTATGTGTGCTTTAGGAAAATATAAACAAACAAAAGGATACATATTTAAGTATCTTAAAAGCAAAGGAGAATAAATATGACAATAATTCAATTATTAAATAAATGTGCAATAGGAGAAAAAACACCTAAAAAAATAAAATGGGACAATATGATTTTTGAATATGATACTGACGATTATGAACCAATTGTTGAACACTATTATGGGCAAGGACTTCTTGATTATATTGCTTTTTGCAATTTGAATGATGAAATTGAAATTGTGGAGGAATAATTATGTCCTACGAAACTCTTAAAAAACGATATGATGATTTAAAACAAGCCAACGAGAATCTCATTAACGAAAACTTTAAACTTTACAAACAAGTCAAAGAACTTATCAAAGAAAACAACGAACTTAAACGCAAGTTGCAAAAATCCTAAAACTATGTTATAATGTAATTGGTCATCTATTGAAAAGTTTTTTCATTATGTACCGACCCCTTTTTATTCTTTTATAGAAAAGCGACAAACCACACTTCTAACTAGGTCGCTTTTTTTGTTCTTGTAATTTTCACGCTTTTATGTTATAATCTATTTAGAGATAAAGGTGGTTGAATTTTATGATTGAAAGTGATTGGACTTTTAAAGATGTAGTATGCAATATTGAGGCGTTGAAAAATCAATACAATGGTTTTTTGACGTCTTTTTCTGTGTTTGACCGCAGAAAAGCACTTCAACTTATGCGACAGTTCAAAACAAAAATATATTCCTTACACTTCGAGGAATACAAACGAAACCTCGTTTGGCGATACATAAATGACGAAATTGAATACGAAGAATTATTAATTTTAGGAGGATTAGAAAATGGACGCAGTAACTAAAGAAATGGTTAAACTTTACAAAATTAAAAAAATAGGCTTGGATTTCATGGGATACCGTGTAGATAAAACCAACAACATATCATTCCATCATTTGATTATCCCAAACCGTTTAGGTGGCAAACGTGAGATTTCCAACGGTGCTATACTTATGCAAGGACAACACCGAGGGGAAAGCAATTCACACGACTATTTACACTTAATCGAAAAATTAGACTATGAAATATTTTGTTTCATAACTTCCGAGATGTTAGATCAAAACATCAAAGGACACCTCGACATTGAAAACCTTAAACAAATCCGTGATTTACTCCAATACTTCGAACGTGAACACATAAACGACCGAGGTAACAAAGGTAAACTTCTTATCAAACCTAATTACCTCATTCGCCCTAAATTAGACACATTTTAATTAATGTGTTATAATTTTGTTGAAAAACATTTAAAAGAAAAGTAGGTGATAAAGTGGCTAATATAGACAATTTAAAACCCGTTCGAACCGAGGCTGAAGCGAAAGAACTTGGCAGAAAAGGTGGCATAGCATCTGGGGAGGCTAGGCGTAAAAAAGCCACTATGTTGTCGGTGCTTGAAAAGGTACTAGACGCAACCGAAGAAAGCACAGGGTTAACACATAGAGAATTGGCAACACTCGGACTTGTAAAAGGTGCAGAAGATGGCAACGGTAAAAACTACGAGATAATTCAAAACTTAATGGAAAAGAAAGAAAAATCAGAACAACAAGAAAAACCGACTGTATATATTCCGGCAAAGGATATGGGTAAAGCTTTTGTAGATGTTTATAGAGATATACAAGAACGCCGACATCTTGAATATTGGTTTAAAGGTGGTCGTGGTAGTATTAAATCATCGTTTTGGAGTGAGATGTTAACGGAGATACTTGAAAACAATCCCAATATGTGTGCGATATGTATTCGTCAAGTTGCAAACACTTTGAAAGATAGTGCATACGCTCAAACACTATGGGGCATTGATAAACTTGGCGAAACTTATCCATTTATAAATGAAAATTGGAAAGGTACAAAAAGCCCACTTGAAATAGTTAACAAAAACACAGGGCAAGTTATTTATTTCCGAGGAGCAGACGACCCGGGCAAAATTAAATCAATTAAACCACCAAAAGACAAATATATAGGTGTAATTGTTTATGAAGAGTTTGACCAAATGAAAGGCATGGCAGAGGTTCGTAAGATAGACCAGTCTGTTATGCGTGGTGGTAATGACTTTGTTATATTTAGAGTTTACAACACGCCAAAATCTTCAAAACACTTTGTAAATGTCGAGGCTAGAATCCCAAAACCAAACCGTTTAATACATAACAGTACGTATTTAGATGTACCTGTTGAATGGTTAGGTCAACCATTTTTTGATGAAGCCGAGTACATGAAAAACACCAATGAAAAGATATACAGAAATGAATATCTAGGAGAAGAAACCGGCGATGGTGGAAATGTATTTGAAAACTTAGAATTAAGACCAATAACAGATGAAGAAATAAACAACTTTGACTATACATATCAAGGCATAGACTTTGGGTGGTTTCCAGACCCTTTGGCGTGGACGAAATGTTGCTATAATCCAAACCAAAAGGCTTTGTATATATTTGACGAGTTTGTAGTAAACAAAATGAGTAATGCTGATGTGTGGGAATATTTAAAAACAAACAAAGGCGTAACAGAAGAAGATATGATAATCGCCGATAGTGCCGAGCCAAAATCAATTGGCGATTTCCGTATGTATGGTTCTAGTATGCGTGGTGCTGAAAAAGGACCGGGCAGTGTAGAATATTCTATGAAGTGGCTTTGCTCACTTGCTAAAATCGTAATAGACCCAGCACGTTGCCCAGTGTCTGCTCAAGAGTTTAGTACATACGAGTACGAAGAAGACAAAGATGGAAATTATGTCAGTGGCTATGTGGACGCAGACAACCACTGCATAGATAGTATAAGATATGCGTTAAATAATATATGGAGAAAGAGAGGACAGTAGAAAAATGTTAAAAGGTATAGTAATGTGGATTTTAAACAAAGTATTTAAAGTTCCGACCGAAACAAAACAAAAAGAGGTTGAAGACAACCAAAGATATGCGTTCGAGTACGAGCGAATTGATAACATAAATTTCAACGCTATATTCAGCAACAAATTAGCGAATTATGTTATTAGTGATAGTAATATGAATATTACTGGTGAAACTAAAATTGTAAAAAAAGATGGAAAAGAAAATAAAGTAAAAACAACAAATCCCAGAACTGAATTGTTAAATAAGACAGGGCAGTCGATGTGGAAGAAAGCCAAGAAAATTGTATCAATGGGCTTTGGATATGGTGGATTAGTTTTAATACCTTATGTTAAGGGTAATAAACTATTCTATAACTTAATATCACAAAGTAGATTTACAATTGACAGTACTGAGGGTGATTTAATCACAGGGGCAACTGTATTAGCCGAAAAGAAAGAAATAACAACCGATTTAGGCAAAACCAAAACATACATCAGATGGACTAATTACAGGCTTGAAAATGGTAGATGTGTTATTGAACAAAAGTTCACTGATGAGACAGGTTCAGAAGTTCCAACACCTAGTTTTTGGCAAAACATATTATTAAAACAAACTATTGATGGCGTAGATAGGGCTTTGTTTGGTTATATTAAATCGCCAATAAATAACCGTAAGACAAACGATAAGTACGGTGTGCCTATCACATACGGTTGTGAGGCTACTATAAACGAAATAAAAGAAACAATGAAACAATTGTTAGAGGAGTTTAGACTTAAACGACCATTTGTAGGAGTTGACGCAACTTTATTTAAAGCAGATAAAACACTTCCATCTGACGGGCTTTATAAATCATTTGACTTTGGTAGTGAGGGCGAAAAGAATTTTGAAGTATTCGACCCTGCGTTCAGAAGTTATACAGAAAGATTACAAGAACTTTATAAACGCCTAGAAGACGAAATAGGAACAAGTCGTGGTATTATAAGTGATATGCAAACACAAAATGCGACTGCTACTGAAATTAAAAGGGCTATGTATGACACATTTAATATTGTTGATGATATGCGTAGCAATGTTGAGAAAGGTTTAGAGGATTTTTTCTATGCTTGTAATGTTCTAGCAAATGCTTACAACCTATCGCCAATGGGTGATTATGAATTAAGTTTTGATTGGAGCTATTCATTAATTGAAGATTCACAAGAATCATTTAACCAAATAAGAATGGGCGTACAAGACGGTGTTTTAAAGAAAGTTGAAGAAAGACAATGGCTTAAACCAGACGAAACACTAGAAGAAAGTCAAAAAGCAATTGACGAGATAGAAGCAACAAACCCAACTGTTGACGATGTACTAGGAACGAGAGGTGAAGAATAATGAGATTGATAGTTAACCCACACAAGATAGAAATAATCAAAGATGAGGCTGTAAACGAGCGTGAGATAGATATTAGCAAGTGCGTGTTTGAATTTCACGAAGATATTACAAACGACTATGTAAAAGAGGCATACTTTACATTAAACAACCAAACTTACAAACAAATAATTATCAATAACGAGTGTTCTTTTCCAAGTGAGGTATTAGAAACAAAAGGCATGGTAGAAATAGGCGTTGTGGCTTATTTAGTTGAGAATGAGGAAGAAATAAAAAGATACAATCCAAGTCCTGCCTATTTTAATACATGGCAAGGTTCACTAAAAGAGGCACAAAACAGTGAACCAATTACACCAAGTGAAATGGAACAGTTCGAGCAAGCACTTGAAGACGGATTAAACCAAGTTGCGAACGTTGACATTGACGCAAGTAAAACAGGCAACAAAACAACTGTTAGTATTACTAATAGAAATGCAGAAACAAAAAACGTTGATATTTATGACGGAGACAGTGGTATAACAGTTTTTAAGATAGAGAACGGACACTTGATAGGTACAAGTGAAAGTGGCTCAAATTTGACAAATTACAGCCTTACAAACGGGCATTTATATTTAACGATAGGAGAGGAGTAAAAATATGGCACGATTAGATTTAGGAAAAGTAGTACCTGAAAAGGGTGTGGATTATTACACAGCCGAAGATATATTAGATATGTCAAGCGATGTTAAAGACCAAGTAGAGACAGACATCGCACCAACACTAGCAAGCAACTTACAAACTGCAAAGGATTATACTGATAATCAAAACACACTTGATATTAAAAATGTTGAGTATAATTCAACAACAGGTGTGTTAATATTTACAAGACATGATAACACAACTATCACAGTTGATTTACCTGTGGAGGAAATTGTTACAAGAGGTTATTATGACAATTTAAGCCAAGATTTAGTATTGGTATTAGCAAGTGGTCAAGAGATAAGAATCCCAGCAAGTGGATTAATAGACGACTACACAGGAACAACAAGTGCAACAATTCAAGTTGTAGTTAGCAACGATAACAAAATAACTTGTAATATAGTAAGTGGAAGTATATCAAAGACATTACTAACAACTGAATTACAAACCGAAATAAGTGGTAAAGCAAACGCTAGTGATGTTTATAACAAAGTTGATAGTGATAACAGATACTTACAAAACAGCAAGATTGTTATATTAACACAAGCCGAGTATGACGCACTAGAAACAAAGGACGCAACAGTATATTATTTAATAAAAGAGGTGTAAGCCTATGATAATGAAAGCAAACAAACAAATAGGATTTATTTATAAAGACAATGAAAGTATAGATAAGATTTTAAAAAACGGTGAGGTTGTATTTGAACGTGGCTTTTTAAGAGAAAAAACAAGTACAACTTTGCCTATTACCTTTGGTGGTATTGGTAAGGATTTAAAAGATTATAAAGTGTATGGTAATACATACCAGAATACTACAAGTGGAAAGAATTTATTAGATGATAAAAATATGACCGCAAGACTTCGTTGTACAGTTGATAATGGAGTAATAACTACAACCCCATTAGCTCGTGCAAGCACATTTTATGTCAATATCAATGATATACCACTAAAAGCAGGTGATGAATTATACACAACATTTAAAGTTAGATTGAAGAGTGGGACCGCCTCAATACTAAGTTATGGTGGTAGATTATATAATGGTACAACTTATGCTACTAACACACGCATTACTAATAATCGAGTTTCTAATGAATTTGTAATATATTCAGTTAAGCAAACTGTATCAACAGATATAATAGCAAACCAAATGGTTTTTCAAGCAGAAAACACTGCTAATGTTAGTGATGCTGTATATGAAATAAAAGACATAATTGTATCAACAAATCCGATTGATACATATGAAGAATATACAGGAGGTCAGCCAAGCCCTAATCCAGATTATCCACAAGAAATGGTAAGTTGTGGAGATTTAATAACTGATACAAGTGATATTAATTATGGCAAATATAAAATACCGGTTAATGTTAGAAGTGAAAATTTATTTGATAAAGATAATGCTAATGTTTATGGCGGTTATTTAAGTGGGACAGGCGTTGTAAGTGGAAACGGGAATCCTTCGAATTATGATAATATTGTGTATATTGAATGTAAACCAAATACTGCATATGTTTTAAAAAAAATGTTGCAATCTGATACTGCAAATAATAGATTTAGAGTTGGATGTACTTCAGAAATTCCGGTTCAAGGAATACAAACTACAAATTTTTTCAAATATAACGATGGAACTACTGAAACGCAATGCGTATATACTACGTCTTCTACTGCCAAATATTTATTATTTTATTGTGGTAAGAATAGTAATACTACTAGCAAACAACAAATATTAGACAGTATCATGATAGTAGAAGGCTCAATAGCACCATCAAAATACATTCCATACTACAACGAAACAACAAATATATACCTAGATGAACCATTAAGAAAAATAGATGGATATAGTGATTACATTGATTTTATAAATGGTAAGGCTGTTAGAAATATAAAAGAATATACATTAATTGGTGACGAACAGATAAAAATGATAAGAGAAGGTATGAATTGTATAAAAATCGATGGTAAAAACATTAGAACTGAAAGCCTTACAATGCCTCCAATTTTTTGTAATATGTTATTAGCAAACAGCAGAGGCTCAATATATCAAGGCAATGTAGGAATAGGCTATGGTGCAATAAACAATGAATATTATAATGATATTGTAATGAGAGTACCAAATATAACTACATTAACTGATTTTACAACATGGCTACAATCTAATAATGTAACAGTAGACTATGTATTAGCAACCCCAACAGAAGAATCAATAACACTACCAAATATATCAACAATAGACGGAAATAATACCTTAAACATAGAAACTGAAATAACACCATCACAAGTTTATATAAAATATAAATCAAACGAATAAGGATTTTAACAATCCTTTTTTGTGTGGTATAATTTAATTAGGTGATACTATGATAAACGAAAGCCAAATTGAATTTTTAACCGAGCGTTTGGTTGAACGAATAAACAAGGCAAATATATTCTTTTATAAAAAAATAGGTAGTGCTTTAAGGCAAATAAAGGAACTTACACCAAGCCAAGCCCACCAACTTGTTGAAATACTTAAATATGGTGGCAATTATGACGAAATAGTGCGACAAATAGCCAAGTACACCGACTTGAACATACAAGATATAGACAATATATTCAATTCTTACGCAAAAAGAGACCAATTATTCTATGAAAAGTTTTATAAGTATAGAAATATACCTTTTGTACCTTTCACCGAAAATACAGCCCTTAAAATGCAAACTAGGGCACTTGCTAATATTGTTAAAAACGAGATGTATAACTACACACGTGCGAACTTGCTAGGTTTTACTATAAACGGCGAATTTATGAATTTAAAAGACACATACAACTATGTACTTGACGAGGCTTTACTTAACGTGTCGCAAGGTAAGGAAACTTTTGACAGTTCTATGAGGCGTATTTTAAAAGATATAGGTGGCAGTGGCTTAAAAACTGTTGATTATAAAAGTGGGCGAAAAGTTAGACTTGATAGCACCGTTCGTATGCACCTTAAAAGTAAATTAAGGGAACTACACAACGAATTACAAAAGATATACGGTGAAGAGTTTGGGGCTGATGGTGTAGAAATATCGGTACACGAAAACCCAGCAGACGACCACGAAAACGTACAAGGACGACAATTTAGTAATGAGGAGTTTAATAAATTACAAAGTGGTGGCGTGGCTATTGATTACAAAGGTAAGGCATATTCATTAGACCACGACGACAATGGCTCACACCGTCCTATTAGTGAAATGAATTGTTATCATTACATATTTAGTATTGTACTAGGTGTTAGTAAGCCTACATATACTGATGAGGAATTACAAAAGAAAATAGATGATAATAACAAAGGTTTTATATTAGACGGCAAACACTATTCACTATACGAGGGTACACAACTCCAACGCCAATTAGAACGTGCCATACGTGAGCAGAAAGACATACAAATACTAGCCAAGTCGAGTGGTGATATGGAACTTGTAGGAACGGCACAAAGCAATATTACAAAGTTAACACAAAAATATAAAGAGTTATCACAAATTAGTGGATTACCTACGAAAATGAAACGATTAACCGTAAGTGGTTATAGAAGAACTAAAACAAAATAGTTCTTTTTTTGTTTACATTAAATTAATAGTGTTGACATTTATATGTATATATGTTAATATATAGGTGTAGTTAAGAAAGGGAGAGGTAATTATGAACAAAGAAATTGTATTATATGGTGAACAAGAAGGATATATAAAGGCATATCCAACATTGTGGGACGCATATAGGGACTGGCAAGAAATTAAGAAACAAAATAAAAAATTTAAAATGCCGGAAGATATGTATTATTGGCAATTTGAATATGATACTGAAAAAGAACATATTATAAGACCAATTAAATTTTATGTTAGAAAAGGTAAAATGTTTTATAAATTTATTTAACAAGAGGAAGTGTGGTGATTAAAATGTTAGATGAATTAATGAACGAATATGCTAGACAAATGTCAAAAAAAATAGATAATGATATGTATGTTTTTTTAGAAAAAAATGGATATCATTTAGAAAGAAATAATGTAGAACAAATAATTAAATTAAAAAACGAATTAGCAAAAGAAGACAAACAAATTAGATGTGAAACAACCGTTGTTGTGCAACATTTAAATGAACCATATAAAATTATTACACATGGATTAATATTCTTTGATAGTATTAGTAATCCATTAAGCGATGAACAAGTTAAAGAATTAATTTTGAAAGATTATTATAAAAAGGAGATGATTTAAATTGAGACTATGGCATTATAAACTTATTCCAGTTTTACCTAAAGAAATGTTAGTTAGCCAATGGAGAGAATGTATTGCTATTAAAAGGCAATGGGAAAAAGGAACATTAAAACATAGGTTGGTTAGTTATGTTAAAGATTATGATAAGCAATATTTCTATGATTATGTAAATGTTGTTATTAATGAATTATCAAAAAGAAATATTAAATATAATAACAAATATTATAATGAAATACTTGATTTTTGTATTGAGGAAACAGGATGTATAATTAAACTGTTTTTTCCAGAACATAGCGACCGTTATTTTAAACAATGTTATTACAACCTAGAAGAAAAACACGACCGTGGTATTATATCTGATGAAGAATGGAAACCAATAAATGATTTATTTAAGGAGGAAATATGAAAATAACTTTTAGTAATGGAAATGAATATATTACAATAAATGAAATAAGTTATTGGAATTTTGGGCATAAATTTGACACTATGGTTTATTATGATAACTATGGTGAAGAAAAAAGCATATTGTTTAATGGTTGTTTAAATTTAGATGAAATTATAATTCAATTAGAAGATTTATTTAAAAGTGAGGTGGAATGGAATGAAATTAGAAGACTTGAAACAAATGATAAATGAACTAAATGAAGAAGATTATAATATATCATTGCAAGTAGTACCATCAATAAGTGAAATAAGATATAGTAATAATAAAACAAGAAAATTTGTAAGATATACAAGAATAATAGAAATAGAAGATAAAGAAGAAAAGGAAGTGTCGTAAATTGAAAATACCTAAATTTACAAAAGGTGGGATTATATGTAAAAGCCCAATTATATTGGGTGATTACGATAGAGAATATGTAATACCGTTAATAGACCCACAACAATATTTAAAAATATATCATAGAACTAAAAATAGAAGAATCAAAAAGAAAGCATTAAAAAAATGCCCGATATTATCTTTACAAAAGCGAATAGAAAAAAGTATTGGTTTAGGTTCAAATATGAAAAACTTTGAAATAAAAATAAATGGTAAAAAGATTGAAAAGGAAGTGGAGTAAATGAATGAATTTGTTTTAAAAGAAAAACATAAGTATTGGGACAACAAAATAACGCTTGAAAAATATATTAAAGATGTTGAAGAAAGCGGTTATATTGATTGCACTAGCGATTATGAATATGAATATTGGTATATATTAGAAAATTTAAAAAAATTAAACAATTTACAATCCAAAATATACAAGGCTAATGAGATATTAAATAGACCACAATTTGAATACGATAATATACCTTGCAATTATGAAGAAGATATAAAAGAATTAAGAGATGTTTTAAAGGAGGTTGAATAATGCCTAAATTAAACAAAAATTATTATTATAGTAGAACTGGCGAACGAAAAGTCAACTGCTATATTGTAAATGTTCCAAAGGAAGTATTACAAAAAAGTTGCATAAAGGAAGATGATTTTATAAGAGTTTATGCAAAAGATAATAAGATTATAATTGAAAAAGAAACAGTAAAATAACCGACTTTGTCAAAAGTAAAAAACCATGTTATAATTATTGTGTCAGATAATGGAGGACATGATATGATACAAAAGATTATTGAGCAGTATGGTGTACTTTTAGGCGTTTTGGCAATGATAGGGATAGAAATATCACCTATTAAAATAAATCCTTTTACATGGCTTGGGAAGATATGTGGGAAGTTGCTTGGTATTGAAACTTTGAGTAAACAAATAAAAAAAGTTGATGAAAAAGTTGATATAAACGAGCGAGATAGAATCCGATATGAAATACTACAATTTAGTGGTAGTTTAAGAAATGGATTAACGAGAACTGACAATGATTATACACATATTGAAGAATTGTATGACAAATATCACAATCAATTAAATGCAAATTCTTACATAACAAGCGAAATTGAATTTATTAGAAGTTGTCGAAACACAGTCGTTGACAAAAAGAAAAACAAAAGTGTATAATGTTTTTTGCGAGGTTTATCTGTTTACCTCGCTTTTTTTGTAGGAGGGGAATATGTTTAAAGATTATGACAAATATTTAAGCACAAGTTTGAAAGTTTACACGTTTTTACTCGTAATAACGTTTATAATGAAGATAGTGGGGTTGGATTATTTTGGATTAACTACTGATAACCAAGTGATAATTAAAATTGATATTTTGTTACACAAATTTTATATGGCAAATTTATATGATTTTATAGTATTATATTTATACACTTATTTTTTAATAAGTTTAATATTCAAAAGCAATAGTAAACAAATCAAAATATATTCATTGATATTAACTATCTTAGGTGTATGCTTAAAAATTTTTGAAAATAAAATTCATGATGTAACTATTAATATGTTTATAGATATAGCTTTTATGTTTTTATCTGTTAATATAATAAACTTGAAATATAAAAATAAAATTTTGAAAAGAATAATAATTACATTTTTAGTTAGCATATTTTATCAAGCAATAACTTTGTTTATTAGAAATATAAATTATCAAGAACAAAATAGCTTTGTATTAAATGCTTTATTATCATTTGATTATATTCTATTATTGTTAATAACTAATAGATTATATTTTATGGAAGGAGAGAAGAAGATATGTGGAATAACAGTTGGTTCATTTTCGCAGACGAAAGCAAACTTGTTAAAGTTGCCAAAAAGATTGCGAAGAAACTTGCATAACTTTAAAGAACTAGACAAAGAAACAAAATTAACTTATATCATTTATTTCATTTTAAGTTTAATTTGGAACATCTTAACAATAGTTATAATATTATTAGTTGCAAGACTAAACGACACATTTATTGAATGCTTGTTTATCCTAACTTCATTTTGGTTAAGCAAACGAACATTCGGCAAACCTTTTCATTTACCTAGTATGAAACAATGTTTCATCGTATCAAACCTAACCTACTATATACTAAATAGAATTACTACACCACTTGGAATAAGTATATTAATACCTATAATGCTTGGTGTCGGTCTTTCATATATCACATCTAAACTCGTTAAGAAAACTTATAAACCATTATATAAAGGAATGCCGAATAACTTATTTGAAGAAACCATTTTAAAAGTAACAGATAAAGATAGCCTAGACTACAAAATTTGTTATGATTATTTTGTTAATAATAAATCTGCGTTGCAAGTAAGCAACAAATATAATTATACCTATGACGGCGTGAAGAAAATATTTAAAAGAGTAAATGATAAAATTAAAGGACTTTAAAAAGTTCTTTTTTTTACCCTTTTTTACACTATTAAAAATGGTATGATTTAATCAAGAAAGGAGACAGAGATATGAAACCAATTCAACCACTAATCATATCATGTCTCTTTTTCTTATATTAATTAAGGAGATGTGAAAATGTATAATAATCCATATTTTAATAATGTATATAATCCACAAGCAAACCTAGATAAAATAAATGAGCAAATATCACAATTAGAAAAAATGCGTCAACAAATGCAACAACCAGTTCAAACACCACAGCCTACAAACTTAACTCAAAACTTTCAACTAGCCCCTACTAATCACACAATGAGGTTTGTTAATACTATTGATGATGTTAATAAAGAGGTTGTTTATTATGACACACCATTTTTTAGCAAAGATATGACGGTTATGTGGATTAAAAACACGAAGGGCGATATAAAATCTTATGAGTTAAATGAGATAGTTCCAAAAGACGCAAAAGACATGCAAATAGAATACTTACAAGCACAAATTGAAGAATTGAGAGGAAAGATAGAAAATGATGCAGATGTTAAAAATGTTAATGCAAAACAAAATGCAACAAATACCACAACAGTTGATTTCACAGATGGAGAAAAACTTGAAAGCAACAAATCCACAAGCGTTTCAAAGGTATCAAGAAGCAAGAAAGAACAATAATCCACAGGATTTATTAAATGAAACAGTAAACGGATTTAATCCACAACAACGCCAACAATGGGAACAAATGATGGGAATGTTTAATCAAAATAAGCAAGGCTAAAAGTCTTGTAAGGGGGTATTATGCTAGATAGTACTTCCTTATAAGATTTCTAGCGTCTTAAATATTTATTTGAGAGGAGGAGAAAGATTTATGAATGGAGGCATTCAACCAACAGTAGAATTGGCTACTAACAACAACGGAAACGGATTTTATCCATATCCAGTATATCCTATGATGGGTGGTTATGGAAACGGTGGTTTCGGAGGTTATGGAAACGACTTTATTTGGGTAATATTATTACTTGCATTATTTGGTGGAAACTGGGGTAATAGTAACGGTGGATTCTTCGGAGGAAACTCATTTGACAATGGTTATGCTTGGTTAAGCAACGGTCAAAAAGACATTATGAACCAAACAAGTGATGGATTTAACTCATTACATTTAAGCAACCAAATTGAGGGTGTTAGAGACGATGTAAATGATATACAAAACGCTATTTGCAATTCAACTGCAAGTATAAATAGCAATGTTTCTAATGGATTCTATAATTCAGAAATTGCTGCTTGCAACAGACAAATGGCTAACATGAATCAAAGTTTCAACAATCAAATTGCTACACTTCAAGGATTTAATGGGCTTCAAAAATCACTTGACAACTGTTGCTGTGAGAACAGATTAGGTATTGCTAATTTAGGTTCTGATATTGCTCGTGAGGCTTGTGCTACAAGAACGAGTGATACTCAAAACACTCAAACATTACTAACAGCGATTACTGGTGGAATTCAGTCTATAAAAGATGAACTTTTCAGAGATAGAATAGATGAAAAAGATTCAAAAATAGCTGACTTGAATAGACAATTACAAATGGCTGATTTAAGAGCTAGTCAAACTGCTCAAAACGCATTTATATCAAATTCATTAAATAATGAAATTGATTTAATGTATAACCGCCTAGTCAATTGCCCTATTCCGTCAACACCGGTCTATGGACGCACTGCGATTTTCAGTTGCCCACAAAACAACGGTTGTGGCTGTGGATTTAACACAACAAGTCAATTTATTTAATAGCATATAGTCGATTACGACACGCTCGATTACGAGAACTTGCTAATTTAACGGTACTTAACGGTACTTAACGGAGAATAGGCATAGTTCTATTCTCTTTATTTTATAAAACAAAAATGTACAATAATTGGTTTTATAGACTTATATAGAATGAAAAATGCACAAAATTCGTGTTATATTGTGCAAATTTATTGAAAGGAGAAATAATATGATAGAAACAATTATAAATGAACCATTAGCATTGCCAAGTAATGCAAGTCCTATAACTTTTGATGAAACTGACATTAGAACAAGATGTGCTTCTTGTAGTTGCAATGGTTGGTTAGATTATTCAAACGGCAATCCTAACTTTAAAATATTTGGAAACGGATACACAGGCTATTATGATGTAGAGTTTAGTGCTTCGGTAAGTACAGCAACTCCGGGGGTTGTGGCAATAGGTTTGTTCCAAGATGGAGTGTTAATACCTGACACAGTTAGAGCCGTAACAATTGCAGCAGCCGATGATTATGAAACTGTTTCATTTGATAAGAAATTAAGAGTTTGCCCACGTGGAACAACTAATATATCAGTTCAATCAGTTCCAAGCGTACCAACACCAACTACACCTACAACACCAATAGCAACTACACAGGCAATTATAACTAATGCTACATTTAGTATAAGTAGGCTTAATAGATAATGAAGAATAATTTAGATATATCATCATTAATATTACAAATATTAAGTTTAGAAATACTGTTTAAAGACTTTAACAATACTGATTTAATGCAAGAATTACAAAAGCAAGATACACAGTATTTTGAAAAAATTATTAAAAACCAAGAAGAAATATTAAAACTCTTAAAAGAAAGGAGTGAGTAATTTGGAAGACAAAGTAATAGAAAAGGTCGATGAGAAGATTAAACACATACTTGATGAAGATATAAACACAAACAACCTAGACCACTTATATAAATTAAGTAAAATAAAACACATGGCAAAGGAGGATAAAGAAATGTACGGAGAATATGGAAATTATGGACGTGGAAGACGTGCTGGATATGATAGTTATGGACGTGATAACTATGGAGACTACGACAGAGGTAATTATGGAAGACGTGGTTATGATATGAAATATAGAGGACACGAGCATTTAGATAGAATGTATGATGATTATGGTCGTTATATGGAATCACGTAATAGATACGGTGCAGGTGAAGAAACCGATAAGAGTTTCCACTATATGGTAAAAGCACTTGAAGACTTCATCATGGTGTTAAAAGAAGAGGCTGAAACGCCACAACAAAAACAACAGTTAATGCAATCATTACAAAATAGTATGAGATAATATGTTTGTTTATCATAATCAAAACCCACATAATAGGGATATATCAGACTGCGTTATCCGTAGTTTGTCTGTATTAACTGGTAAAAGTTGGCGTGATATGTACGATGAACTTACGGATTTAGCGGGTGATGTTAGTATGATGTTTGATAGGGTGGAGTTTGTCGAGGATTATTTGGACGACCGATACCCTAGAGAGTGTCATTATTCAAAGACCGTGGGCGAGTTTGCACAAGAACACCCATACGGAAGGTATGCCGTAACAATGGACGGACATATTACTGCTATTATTGGTGGCGATATAATAGACACATTTAATCCAAGTAATAGAATTATGCGTTGTGCTTGGAAGATACAATAGACTGTAATTTTACAGTCTTTTCTTTTTGTGATATAATTATTTTAGGTGATTAGATGATTGAACATGCAAACATATTTTATGTTAGAAATATACATGCAATAGGTGGTGTTGAAACGTTTGTTTATGAACTTGCAAAAAAGTATAAAAATTATGATATTGCAGTTGTATGCAAAGATGTTGCACCAGAACAAAAGAAAAGACTACAAAAGTATTGTAGAGTTTATATACATAAACAACAACAAATAAAGTGTAATGTTATTATTACGAATTGGGATACATCTATTTATGATTATGTAAATGAAGACGCAAAAAAATATACAGTTTTGCATACTGATTATAAGGATTCAACTGAAAGATTAGGGCTTCCGAAAGATAGACCAGATATAACATATATAGGTATTACAGATATAAGTAAAAAGAACTTTGAAGAAATAACAGGAATTGATAGAACAATACTATGTAGAAATCCATTAACAATTGAAGAAGAAGAACCAATGCTTACTTTAATAAGTGCAACAAGATTAACTAAAATAAAAGACAATGGAAGACATTTAAAACTAGCAGAAGCGTTGGAAAGACAAGGAATAAAGTTTATATGGTATATATTCACAACTGATGAATACAAAAATAATGCAATATGGAATAATAAAAACATAGTGCATGTGAAAAACAGATTAGAATTAGGACAATTTATGGAAAAAGCAGATTGGTATGTTCAACTTTCTTCATGTGAAGGAGATAGTTATTCATTAAAAGAAGCATTATATAGAGGCACACCAATTGTTGTATGTGAATTGCCATATTTTAAAGAAATAGGAATAAAAGATAATGAAAATGCTTTATTTTATAATATAGATAATTCAAATGCAGACGAAATAGCATTAAAAATGAAAACGCCTTTAAAATTTACATTTAAACATATAGAAGATGGATATGACAATTTATTAGATAAAACTAAATCACATTATGAGGAGGATTTAAAAATGAAAGCAGAAGTAAAAGCAATTAAAAGATTTCAAGATATAGAAAATAATAGAGAATGGCGTGAATTAAATTCTACATGGATTTGTTCAGTTGAAAGAGCAGAATACTTAAAAGAAAATGGTGGTGTTGAAATATTAAGAATATTTAAAGAAGAAATACCAAAAATTAAAAATGTTGACAAAACAATAGAAAAAATACAAGAAAGTGCAAAAGAAACAGTAGAATTAGAAGAAAAACCAAAAAAGACAACTAAAAAGAAAACTAGCAAGAAATAATCTTGCTTTTTATTATGCGATTTTGTGTTTTTTTAAAACTGTGCTATAATTTAGTTAAGAGTTCGGAAGAGAACTCCGATATTAAATCTTTATGGTGGAGTTGACCACTTGAAAAAATCTAAAGGAGGAAATATTATGAAAGATTTTTTAGAAAGTTTAGAAATAGGAGAAGGGAAAGTTAAGTTAACTAAAGAAGAAGTAAAAAGTATTCTTGGTAAACATGGAGATTATCTTAAAATAGAAAAAGAAAAAATTGACAATGAGTACAAAAGCCAATTAGAAGATAATAAGACTACAATTGCTGATTTAAAATCGCAAATTGAAAATGCTCCTAAATCTGATGAAATGGAAAGTCTTAAAACAAAAATAGCAGAATATGAGCAAAAAGAGGCTGATAGAACTGCAAAACAAAAAGCCAAAGAAGAAGACGACATTTTAACAAAAAATATAACTTCTGTATTTGGTGATAAGAAGTTCGTAAATGATTTTACAAAAAATGCAATTATGAACGAAATCAAAACAGCACTTAAAGATAGTGCAAATATGGGTAAATCTGCAAAAGATTTATTCGAGGAAATAACAAACGGAAAAGATGGAATATTTGAAAACCCTAACAAAGTTGTAGATATGCCAAGTGTTGATGAAACAGTTGAAAATGTTGTATCAAAGGCAGACTTCGACAAAATGGGTTACAAAGAAAGAATAGAATTAAAAGCATCTAATCCAGAGTTATTTAACAAATATAATAATTAATGAAAGAGAGATGATTTTAAATGGCAACAGGAACAACAACATTAAACAAATTAATTGATCCTGAAGTTATGGCACCAATGATTAGTGCAAAATTAGAAAAAGCAATCGTTGCAACACCATTCGCAAAGATTGACAATACTTTGGTTGGAAGACCGGGAAGTACAATAACAATACCAAAATATAAGTATATAGGAGATGCAGAAGATTTAGCAGAAGGCGTAAATGCTGATAAAACTAAACTTGAAACTACAAGTGAACCATATACTATTAAAAAGGCAGTTAAACAAGTTGAATTAACTGACGAGGCTGTATTAAGTGGTTATGGTAATCCAGTAGGAGAAACTAACTCACAACTTGCAAAAGCAATCGCTAGTAAAGTTGATAATGACGTTATGGACGCTTTAAAAGGTGCTCAATTAGGAAAAACTTTTGAAACTGGTATTTCTTATAATAACGTTGTTGATGCTATTGATGTATTAGAGGAAGAAGAAAACGTTGAAAAAGTAATGTTTATTCACCCACATCAAGTATCAGAATTAAGAAAAGATGAAAACTTTATTTCAAACGATAAATATAATAACAATGTTATTATGCGTGGTGAAATTGGTATGATTGCTAACACTAGAATAGTACCAAGTAAGAAAGCAATTAATGACGAAGGAACTTTATATTTAAATCCAATCGTTGAATTAAAGGCAGAATCACAAACTGGAGATGAAACTGCAGCCGTTACAATTTTCATGAAGAGAAATGTAAACATTGAAACTCAAAGAGAATTAAATAACTATACAACTCTAATCGGTGCAGATGAACACTATGTTGCTGCTTTAACTGATGAATCAAAAGTTGTTGTTGCAAAATTCCCAGCAGAATCAGTAAGTTTATAATTAAAGGAGGGCGTTTATGGAATTTAGTGGACAATACCTAACTTATGAAGAATATAGGGCTTTAGGTGGCACTTTAGACCTAACGCCTTTTAATCTATTAGAATTTGAAGCAAGAAGAAGAATTGATATAAGAACTCAAAATAGACTTAAAGGAATTGATAGTAAAGATATACCACAAGAGGTAAAGATTTGCGAGTTTAAAATGATAAATAGTATGTCTAGTTATGATGAAACATTAAGCAATGTTGCTAATAATGGTAATGTGGCTAGTGAAAATACCGATGGTTATAGTGTAAGTTATATAACTTCCGACAAAGTAAGTGATGTTATAAGTTCAAAAGATAAAGAATTGAATACTATAATGTACGAGTGCTTGGTTGGTGTAATAGTTAATGGCGAACATATAATGTATGCAGGTGTTAGATGATTTGTAATAGCAAGTTGACTATTTATCATCAAGACGGATTAGACGTTGCGACACACTTGGAAAAGTGGCGAAGATTTAACTATGATAATGTATGGTTCTTCGGTGGTAAAGGTGCTAGTCTAAACAAGGGTTATGATAACGCCAACGATGTTGAGATAAGACTGCCTTATGATTTGAACGAGTTAGATATTAACAATTTCAAGATAGGCGACATTATAGTACAAGGCGAACTTACCCAAGACATTGCGACACAACAAGACCTTAAAAATTATCAAGTTTATAATATTAGAAGTATTAAAAATAATAATTTTGGAAATAGTAAACATATTCATATAGGAGGCAAGTAATATGCCTGTTAAAATGCAACCTGTTAGTGTTATAAAAGCCAATTTGGGAATTGAACCGAATGGGCGAGTACAAAAGTTCTTTACAAACGAATGTGCAAAAGAAATGGATAGATTTGTTCCGTTTGATAATGGTGATTTGGCTGAAACAGTTATACAAGGTGGACAACCAACTAGAAATGTTACAGCAAATACTATTACATACGAACAAGAATATGCAAAAGTTGTTTATTATGGAATAAGAAACGGTAAACAAATTAATATTCATACTGATAAACACGCAGACGCTACGACTTATTGGGATAAACGTATGTGGACTGCCAAAGGTCAAGACATAGTAGAACGTGTCCAAAAATATGTTAATCGTGGAGGCAAATAATGGATTATAGAATTACTAAATTAAGAGATTATTTATTCGAGGTTATTAATACTTTAATAGAAGATAGGAATTATCAAATCAATGCCGATTTTCTAGGAAAAGTTGGGGATTTCTCACTTGACAAAATACCTACTGCAAGCACAGTCCAAAAGTGGGTTATAGGAGTAGAAATTCATAGGGACGTGTACTCGTTTAGAAGTCGTAAGTTTTATTCAAAAGACACTATTAATAACTTAAATAACATAGGGTTCTTTGAAGATTTTGAAAAGGCTATCAAAGATAATAATAAAAAAGGCGTTTTGCCTAGTATAGATGGTATAGAAAGTATTGAATGTTTAAACTGTGGAACTATTAACAATGTTAACGGTACAGAGGCGACATTTGATATTCAGATACAAATAACATATAGAGAGGAGTAAACCTATGAAAAAATTAATTGCAAGAAAAGATTTCACAGCCAACGGTGTTAATTACATCGAGGGCGATGAGATTAAAACAAGCAACTATGAGGCAATTGTTAAATTAAACGAAAAAGGTTTTATCGACCCTCTTAGTTATAAAGATTTAGTTCTTATTAAAAGAGAACTTGACAATCCGAAAACTTTTAAGAAAGAGGAGGGAAAACTATGAGACAATTACAAAGACATGAATTTCAACATTTTATAAATACTGCTACAACAACTGGTGAAACTTCAAATCCAACTTGGAAACAAGAGGGTGAAGGTGTTGAATCATTAAGTGTAACATTTAGTACAACAAAAGATACATTTAAACCTATAATTCGTGCTACTACTGAGACAGTATTTCAAAACTATCAAATAAGTTCTTCAATTAGTGGTAAAAGATGTTATGAAGGTGAAGAAATTTATGAATACCTTGATGAATTAAGAAGAAAAGCAATTTCAGGACAAACTCAATTAATAGAAATTGATACTGCTAAGACAAATGGAACTGCTGGTAATTATCAAGCCGTTATGTATGATGTTTTAATAACTATTACTGAATGGCTAGGAGAAAATGCTACTATTTCTTATGATATAGATTATAGCAACCCTAAAACTGGTATTGCAACAATAAGTGGTTCATCAATAACATTCACAGAAGACGCAGGCACAAGTTTATAAAATCAAAGGTGGGGTTACCTACCTTTTTTTAATATTCAAAAAAATATGGTATAATATATTTAGGAGGATAGTATATTATGGAAAAGTTAGTTTTAGAAAAAAACATGGAAGATTATTATGTTTTAGAAGTAAATGATAAAGGGGAAACAATAGAATTTGACTTAACGGACATAAGACTTCCACAACTTATTATGGAAGCAGGAGATAATTTAGAAAAACTAGGAAAAGAATATGCAAAAAAGGAAAAAGAAATATTAGAAACGTGTAAAACAGATGAAGAAAAAGCAAGAGCATATATAGAACTAGATAACGAACATGCAAAAAAACAAAGAAAATTATTTGATAGTTTTTTAGGTGAAGGTGCTTGTTTTAAAATATTTGGTGATAAAGAAAATTTAGGACAATATAACGCACTGTTAGACGCATTAGAACCACATTTTGAAAAAATGAAATTTAAACGTGATAAAGCACAAGAAAGACTTGCTAAAAAATATATGGAAAAGAAAAGTGATGTGATTTAATGTATCCAACTAAAATGGAAGCAAACGGGCATATTTATAACATAGATACAGATTATAAAACTGCTCTGGCTTGTTTAAGGGCTATTGATGATGAGGAATTAACCAACTTAGAACGATATCTAGCAGTAGAAACTTTACTTCTAGGAATGGGTGTGAATAACGATGATAGACCTATATTGCAAGATAAAATTGCAACATATTTGCGATGTGGTAAACAAGAAAATACACCAATTGAAGAACTTGACTTTGATTATTTACAAGATGAGGTAGATGTTAAAACAAGTATAAGACAAGTTTACAAAATTAATTTGAATGAAGTTGATTATTTACATTGGTGGGAATATAACGAATTAATAAGTGGATTAATTCCTGATAGTTTGATAAATAGAATACGAGATACTAGAAATCTTGATGAAAATGAATATAAAGATTCTAAAACAAAAGAAAAAATAAGAAAAGCAAAAGAAATGGTTGCTATAAAGAAAAAACATAAACAAAGACAACTTACAGAAGAAGAAAAACATAATATGGAAGAATTTTATAGACTTAAAGATCAAGGAAGGAGTGAAAAATAGTTATGTCAGATGGAAAATTAATAATTGAAACAGAACTTGGAACTAAAAGTTTTGACGCACAATATAAACAATTGGAACAAAAACTAAAAACCCAACAAAAAAGACTGAATGAATTATTAAAAATAAAAACAAGTGGTGGAGATATTGATAAAGTAGGTTTAAATGCTGATATAGCAAAAACACAAGCAAGTGTTGAAAGTTTATCTAATAAAATGATTGATTTAAGACTTAAAGTTAAAAATGCTGGTGAGGAAACTGACGACATGTCGCAAAAAACTGATTTTAACTTTAAAAAGATAGGTAATACAGTTAAAAAATATGCTTTATCATTAGTAGGACTAAGAAGTATTTACTCGCTTGTAAGTCGTGCAAGTTCTGCTTATTTATCACAAGATACTGAACTTGCTGAAAAATTACAAAGTGTTTGGGTAGGGCTTGGCTCATTTTTAGCACCTGTGCTTGAAATGATAAGCAATAGTTTATTAAAAGCACTTGGCTATTTAAATGTGTTTATAAAAGCTTTGACTGGTATTGATTTCTTGGCTAGAGCAAACGCTAAGGCTTTACAATCTCAAGCAAAGGCACAAAAAGAATTAAATAACCAAACTTATGATTTTGATGTAATTAGAAAACAACAAGACAATTCTAGTTCTGGTGGTGGTGGAGGAGATTTATTCCAAATACCTGAACTTGATGAAAAAGTGGTAAAAAAATTACAAGATTTAGCAAAATGGTTGAAAGAAAATGAAAAATTAGTGAAAGCACTAGGAACAGCATTATTAATAGCGTTTGGTGCTTCGACTATTGGCAAATTAGTTAAAAACATAGGTGGATTAAATGGAGCATTGGGCACACTTGCTAGCATAGGTATAATAGTAATTGGAGTAAATTTACTTTATACTGCTATAACTGGAAGACAACTAATTGATGATTTACAAGAAATAATAGATAAATATAAAGATTTAAAAAAAGAAACAGCAGATAATACTACAAATGAGAGAGACCATGTAGAAGCATTGTCAAATTTGAATGGACAAATGATAAAAAACATTGAAGCTGGCGAACTTACAGACCAACAAAGAAAAATAACAACAGACCATTTAAAAACGCAAACACAAGCAATTGAAGAACAGATAAAAAACATTGAAAAACAATTTGTAAAAACAGGTGAAATGAAAACACAAGAAGAATTACTTACAAAAGAATTAGAAGATAACATCGCTGTTTATGATGCTTTATACGAACAAAATCTTTTAAATGATGAAGAAGCAGATGAATATAAAAATACACTTTTAGATTTAATAATTATAAAGTCAGAATTAGGAAAAGATACAAAAGATTTAGAAAAAAAATATTTTAATTTAGCAGAACAAACAGCAAAAAATAAAGGAGAAACTTATAATTTTACAAAAGAAAATCAAAAACTTGCTGATAAATTAGTTGAATTAACAAGAAAAGATTGGAAAATTATACTAAATGCAAATGATGATGACGCATTATGGAAATTAGATAGAATATCACGTAAATTAAGTGATTTAACCAATCAAACATATACATTAGCAATAAATGCAGTAGAAGATTTTATGAGAAATACTGGATATACAGGATATGCAACAGGTGGAATAGTTACACAACCAACACGTGCATTAATAGGTGAAGCAGGATACCCAGAAGCAGTAGTTCCAATGACGCAAGATTATTTATCAACACTTGCAGGGGAAATAGCACGATATGGAAATAATAGTGCAGGAAACCAGCCAATAAATATTTACTTTGATGGTAGATTAATTCAAAGACAAACTGCAAGCAGAACAAACCAACGTAATTTTATAACAAATACTTAGGAGGTGCGATATGTTTATTTCAAGAGATAGTTTAATAATAAATGGTATATCAATGGGAGAATATTTAGCAAATAATGTTAAGTATGGGTTTTATGATACTTGGAGCAGTGACACGGGTTATACATTGTCTAACCGATTCACAGGTACATTTAAAGGCACAGTACCTAAGTTTACACTAACTTTTAAACCATTAACTCCTAGCCAAATTACATATTTAACAAACAATATTTTTAGAAATCCAATACAAACAGTGACTTATGATGACCCTGACGGAAGAAGAAGAACTATAACAACTCATAAAGGTGATTTAGAATTAGAATTTTATTATATAGATAAATCAAAAACTTTTACTTATGAATTAGTTGGAAATGAGACTTTATAATGAAAATAGTAACTAATAAATTTAAAAATCAGATAAAGACAGCAGGTAGAATGCTAAAAAATACAATAACATGTGAAATAGACAATGTTGAAATAACCATAAATGATGATAGTTTATATAGTATTAAGTATTCTACCTATGGTTCTTTATTAAAATCAGTTATGAGAATGTTAGAGTTTGAAATAGATACAGACATACCCCTAAATACTGTTTTAACGTGTCAAATTTCAATGAAAGCCAATAACGAATGGGAAACATTAAATTTTGGTGAATTTATTGTCAGTGATACGGAAATACGTGAAGAAAGTGGACATTATTTTATAACTTGCTATGATAAAATGCTATATTCAATGGTTGATTATGAAAGCATGAATATAACATATCCTATAACGATAAGAAATTATATAGGTGCAATATGTACAAAATTAGGATTAACATTTAAAAATGTAGGTGAAACATTTGCTAATTATGACAAAGAAATACCAAACGAGTTATATTTAAACAATACAGGACAAAGTCTAGGTTATACTTTTAGAGATGTATTAGATGAACTTGCACAAGTAACAGCAAGTGCAATATGGATTAATGAAAATGGAGAACTTGAACTAAAATATATAAATAATACAAGTGAAACATTTGATGGTGATTCACTAAAAAATACAAGTGTATCATTTAAAGATAAATTTGGACCAATTAATTCTATTGTGTTAAGTAGAAGTGGTGGTTCAGACAATGTATTTTTGCAAGATGAACAAAGTATCCAAAATAACGGATTATGTGAAATTAAAATTGAAGATAATCAAATAATGAATGACAACAATAGAAGCGATTATTTGCCAGACATATTAGAAGTTTTAGACGGTACAGAATACTATGTCAATGATTTTCAAAGCACAGGTATTTTATATCTTGAATTATATGATAAATTTAATGTAATAATTGGAGAAAATACTTATCCATGTATTATACTTAATGACGAAATTGATTTAACAAATGGATTAGAAGAACATGTATATAGTGAAATACCAAACACAAGTGAAACAGATTATAAACACGCAAGTAAAGACGATAGGCAACGAAACCAAGCCTATATTATTGCTAAAAAGAACGAGGCTGAAATCAACGCCCTTGCTAGTAAAATTGTAGATGTTTCAAATACAATAAGTGGAACGCACACAATACAATTAGAAAACGCACACGAAGGTATTTTACACAGGCTTGAAATAACTGGAAATTTGAGTGCAACATTCCCAAGTAATGATTTATATCCAAGTGATTATTTATATCCTTCTGTTTGCGGTATATGGGTTTATAATGTTAAACAAGATGCAATTGATTGGGAAACTTCAAAATATTATGTTTTAGACTTTTTAAAATTAAATTATATCAATGATAGTATTCATGATACTTATGTTTACGAAGATGGTAAACAATGGGTGGAAAGAAATGTTGGAATTGATGAGTTTGGTAATAAGTATGCTTTATCTGAAACAGTAATTGAACAGGGCAAAGATATAGAAATACGTGTTGAAAAAGAATCGTATATAACTATGTATCCTTTTGGAGATTATGACAATGCAATGTTTAAATGTACTTATTTATTAGAAAATGAATACACTAGCACATTTGCTAATCAAGTCGAGGTTACAAGTGAATTAAATTTACTAGGCGATGAATTAGAGGCAAAAGTTAGTTCGGTTGCTGATGAAGACGGAAATGTTACAAGTGCAAGTTTGATTTTGGCAATCAATAAAGATGAAAGTGGAGCAACTTTAAATGCTGACAAAGTCGATATTGAAGCAAATGATGTATTGAATATATTAGCAGGAAACGAAATAAATATGACAACAAAAAATTTAAGCATTAATAGTGATAATTTTAGTGTTGATTCTGAAGGAAACACTACAATGCGTAATGCTAATATTACTGGTGGTAGTATTGAATTAAACGGAGATACCGAAACTCCTAAATTTAAAATTAATAGTAATACAAGCAATAATAGATATACTGAATATTTCCCAAATGAAATAAGAATGTGGAGAGAAGGAATAGTAAACTTAGCTATTACTAATTTATTAAGAGCTGCTGGTATGTTCATAACAGATTATAGTGATTCAAATAAAACAATGAGTGTAACTGCATGGGGGTTAAGCGTTAAAGATGCAATAAATCAAACGAGCATTGAGCCAAGTGGCATAATAACACCAACAGTAACACAAACATCAAAAGAAGAATATAAAAAGAACTTTGAAAAGTTAGAAAATGCAAAGGAAATATTAAAAAATACCGACATTTATAAATATAACTTAAAAAGTGATAAAGATACCGATAAAAAACATATAGGTTTTGTAATTGGAGATAAATATAATTATTCAAAAGAAATAACTTCAAAAGACAATGACGGTGTTGATATTTATTCGATGGTTTCTGTTCTATGGCAAGTTGTCAAAGAACAAGAAGAAGAAATAAAATTATTAAAAGAAAGGATTGATAAATAATGCAAAAGATAAATTTTAAAAACTTACCAGATACTAGTACGCCTTTAAATGCTAGTACGCTTAATCAAATGCAAGATAATATTGAAAGTGCAATTGATACTGTGGCTAGTGATATACCAACAGTAGTAGATAGTTTAGATGGCGATAGTACAACAGACGCACCTAGTGTTCATGCAGTAAAAGAACAAATTGATAGTTTAAATGTATATTCAGAAAATGAAGTTATAGTTGGAAGTTGGTTCGGTAAAACATTATATAGAAAAGTGCTTCACACAACATTACCTACAACTTCTGATGGTGTCAATACATCAAAAGATATAGATATCTCTTCTTTGAATAAAGAAATTATTAAAATACCAGAAACTTTAGTAATTACTAATCAACAACAATTTTTACCAATATATTACGCAAATAACGCAGGTAATAGTGTAAAAACTTTTATTTTAGGAGATGTTTTAAGAATATATAATGCAGTGGCATCGTACAGTGAGGCGGATTGTTATATAACTTTAGAATACACTAAAACAACAGACTAAACGCAATTTTGCGTTTTTTCTTTTTTAATAGTATAATTATATAAAGGAGATGATACGATGAAAAAAATTAAAAAGATTGCAAAATATACAACTAATATACTTGCTATAATTAATGCTTTAATAATAGGTATAACACCAATTTGGGGTATTAATGCAGACAAAATAACAAATACAATATCAGTTATAATTGCAGTTATAGGCACATATTTAATCGGTTCAAAAGTGGTTAAGACAGGAGATGAATAACATGGAACTAACAAAAGAAATGGAAGAAGAACTTTCAAACGGAAAAGGTGACGAAAATGAGTAATTCAAAATTGGTAAATGTTGTTGTTCCTGCTTATCCCGGTAATTATACAGTCGGTAGAGATGGAAGAAAAATAGAAGCAATAACTATACATCACATGGCTGGGCGTTTAAGTGCAGAACAATGTGGACAAATATTCCAACAAGTAGGGCGTGAGGCTTCTTCTAACTATGGTGTGGGATATGACGGGCGTATTGGTTTATACGTTGACGAAATCAATACATCATGGTGTAATTCAAATTGGGATAGTAATTGTAAATCAGTAACAATAGAAACATCTGATAATGACAATTCATGGTATGTAAATGATACAACAATGAAAAGTCTTATTAAGTTGGTTGCTGATATTGCTAAAAGAAATAATCTTGGTAAACTTGTAAAAGGTAAAAATCTAACATGGCATAGTATGTTTGCAAATACAGAATGCCCCGGGGCTTATTTATTAAGTAAATTAGATTATATATGTGATGAAGCAAACAAGATTAATAATGAAAGTGTGAAAGACGAAAAAGTTAATGTTTATTATAGAGTTAAAACTGTAAATTATGGTTGGTTGCCAGAAGTTAAAAACTTAAATGATTACGCTGGTTATAATAACGACCGTATTACAGGCGTGGCTATTAAAGTTGATAAAGGAACTATAAAATACCGTGTTCATATTAAAGATGGCGATTGGTTGCCATACGTTAGTGGTTATGATATAAATGATTATACAAATGGATTCGCCGGTAATGACCAAGTTATTGATGCAATAGAAGTTTACTACTATACGCCAAATAATATTAGACCATTTAAACGTGCAAAATATAAAGTTAATGATTATGCTTGGCAATATGATAATGAAACTTCAAACGGTCAAGATGGCTACGCTGGTGCAATGGGTACAAGTGCTAAAAAGTTTCAAATTGAAATAGTTTAGGCTAGGATTTTCCTAGTCTTTTTTAATTTAATGAAAAAATATTAAAAAATTATTGAAAAGTTATTGACATTTTATTATAACCTATGCTATAATGTATACAGTTAGGAGGTAAGAGATATGAAAAAGTTAAGAAATATAGCAATAATAACACTACTAGCAATGGTGGTTAAATCAGATATAATGATACTTGTTTGGTTTGTTATAACAACATGGCAAGGGTTAAAATTAGTAATTAAGTAAAAAGAGGTGATAGTATGAAAAAATTAATTAAATGGTTGAAAGAAAATATTGATAAAGATTTAAAAGAATATTATGAGGAGGAATGTTAAATGAAAAAATTAAATGAATTAATATACGACCAAAAACAATTAGTAAAATATATGCAAGAAGCAAAAACAAGAACAGATAAATTATTTTTTAGGGAGCAGGTTGAACTTTTAGAGGAATTGATTGAGAATAAAAGAAAGGAATTAAGGTTAAAATAAAATGGAAAAGAAAAAGAATACAAAGAGGGTTAAAAAGGTTGAAAAGATAGAAAAGCCAACGGGGTATTATACAGATAAGATTTGTGATTTTATAGTTAAGATAGGTTACAAAGTTATAAAATTAATCATATTGCTTGTTATTGGGGCATTATATGGGCTTTATAGTGTTGTTGAGGTGTTGTTCGATAATTTAATCGAATTAATTAAAAAGTGTCCTAAATGGGCTAAAATGGGGTTATTTTACGGGGTTATAATTACAATAGTGATTTTAGTAGTAAACCCACGTATTGTTGAAAAGTATGTAGGTTTTGAAACAATTAAAGAAAAAGAAGTTACAAAGTATGTTAAAATTGAGGATAAAACTTGTAAGATGGATAAATACAGTTGCATGATTTATCTAGTAGGTAAAGAATACGGATTAACAGACGAGCAAAGTTTTCTAACAGTTGCAATTTCTAAACATGAAACTGGAAATTATACTTCAAGTGCTTTTAAAAATCAAAATAACTTAGGTGGAATTTTCAGAAACGGTCAATTAGCAACTTTTGGAAGTTTAGAAGAAGGGATAAACGAGTTTGTAAGTCTTTTGAAAAACAGTTATTTCGATAAAGGGTTAACTACTATTGAAGAAATTGGAAATGTGTATTGCCCAGTAGGTGCAAGTAATGACCCAACAGGTGTAAACGTGCATTGGATACCAACAGTTACAAAATATTACAATGAATTAATTAATAATTATATGGAGGGATAATATGGATAAAATATTAGTAGATTTAAGATTTGAAAATGAAACAATACAAAACATGTTTGATAAAGATTATGTTTCTGTTAGTGATATTCTTGATAAATTATACGATTTGAATTATGAATTGATAAACGAACAAGAAAAATATGAAGATTTTAAAAGAGATGTTGAAGATAATTACAGACCTTTAAAATATGAAGAACAAATAGGAGGATAAAATGAAAGGAAGTTATTACAATTGGGTGTTTTATGATGTTGAAACACATGATAAAAAAACAGACAATTTTATAAAGTATGAAAATTTTATGAAATTAGAACAAGCAGAAGAATATATAAAAAATACAATGGATTTAAAATGTTTAGACTACAACGAAAAATTAGTGTTAGTAAGAAGAGAATATAATCCAAACGAAGATTTAATAGACGAAGAAATAATAAAGGAGGTGGATTATGAAAACTAAAATTGAAGATATTGTTTTAATAATATGTGGTGCGTGTGCATTGGCAATAACAATTGTCTTTGTAATGTTTAGCATTGTTTATTTAAAACAACCAACTTATAATCAATATGATGTTAACCACGATGGCGAAGTTAACTCCCTTGATGTATTAAAAGTACAAAAATACATAATACAACAAAACTTAGAAAACGCCCCTGAGGGTGGAGTAATAAGTGTATCTGGCGTTAGAACAAAATAATTAAAACTTAATTAAAATATATTGTGTTTTTATTTAAAATATGATATAATTAATACAGTTAGGAGGTTAGGAAATATGGCTAAAAAAGAAGTGTTTTTACAAATTCCTGTTACACAAGAATTTAAAGACAAAATCATCGATGAAGCAAACAAAAAAGGCTTATCTTTGTCGGCTTACGTAAGAATGGTTTTATCTGAAAGGAATAAGTAAAAATGACAAAGGAAGAATATCTAAAAGAATTAAATAAGGCTTTTGGAGATTTCAAGTTTTTCGAGAATGGGCATTATTACGAATATAAAGGCAAACGAGTTGGAATATCGGTAACAAGATTTATAGAACAATATTGCAACGAATTTGACGCACAAACAGTCGCCGAAAAGGTGGCAATTAAACAAAATAAAACAGTTCAAGAAGTTCTTGATGAATGGGATTACAAAAACAAGTTTGCGTGTGCCAAAGGTAGTACATGCCACGAATATGCACAAAGTTTGTGGAGTGGTAATGAATACAATGAATTGTTATTTGATGGAAGTATTGAATATATAAATGCAGTTAATAAAATACAAAAACAAGCAAAACAATTTTATAAAGATTATCAAGACCATTTAGAACACTTGGCAGACGAATTTGTAGTAGGTAGTCCTGATTACGATATAGCAAGTGCTATCGACCACTTATTCATTAACAAATTAACCGGTGGACTTGTATTAGTTGATTACAAAACAAATAGTGATATACACAAAACCGAAAAATACGCAAAAGATATGAAAGTGCCTTTATCACATTTGAAAGATTTTACATTGAATCACTATTACATACAACTTTCAATTTATAGATATTTAGTCGAAAAATACACCAACTTAAAAATTGAAGAAATGTTTATTGTATATTTTAGTGAGAATATCGAAAACTACGAAATTATAGAAATACCTTATTTATACGAAGAAGTTGAAAAAATATTAGAAAATAGGAGGGTAAATATGAATAGTGTACCAGTATTATTACTAGGACAATCAGGAAGTGGAAAAAGCACATCAATGAGAAACTTTACAAAAGATGAAATAGCAGTTATCAATGTTTTAGGTAAACCATTACCATTCAAAAGTGATATAAAAGCACCTAAAATTGATGACTACGCAACAATATTAAATCAAATAAAAATGACAAAGAAGAAAACAATAGTTATAGATGACGCAAATTATTTAATTACAAACGAGTTTATGAATAAGTCGAGTGTTAAGGGCTTTGACAAATACAACGAAATGGGGAACAACTTTTTTAATCTCATCAATGGAATTAAGAACATTGAGGGTGGAAAAACTGTTTACTTAATCATGCACGAGGACACAGACGAAAACGGAAACATTAAACCAAAGACAATTGGTAAATTACTTGATGACAAAGTAAATATTCAAGGTATGTTTACGGTATGTATTAGAAGTATGTTTGACAATGGTAATTACATTTTTAGACTTAAAACAAACGGTCAAGACTGTGTTAAAACACCTTTTGGAATGTTCGAAAACGACACAATGGAAAATGACTTGAAAGAGTTTGACAAAGTAGTTAGAGAATACTACGAATTAGATAAAGTTGAAGAAAAGGAAGAGGAGAAATAATTATGAATTTTAATTTAGATTTATGGGACACAACAGAGGCTAAGGAATTTGGAGAATACGAGGCTTTAAAACTTGGAGGGCACGAAATAAAAATACTTGACGCAAGAGAACACAAAAGCGAGTTTACTGGAAATACATCTTTAAAAATATCAGTTGACATTGCTGGTAATGATGAACAAAAAGGATTCTTTCAAAAACAATTTGATAATAACACAAATGCTGATAAAAAATGGAGCAACGGTGCTTGTAAGTATTTATCTTTAAAAGACGACCAATTGGCTTACTTAAAAGGATTTATTACGGCACTTGAAAAATCAAATCCTAACTTTAAATTTAATACAAAGGGAGAATGGAAACAACTTGAGGGGTTAAAACTTGCTGGTGTATTTGGATTAGAAGAATACGAAAAACAAGACGGAACAATCGGAACAACTACAAAATTAATTCAATTTAGAAGTTTAGACAAATTAAAAGACATTAAAATACCAAAGGTTAAATTGCTTGACGGTTCGACTGTTGAATATGAAAACTACAAGCCAAGAAATAACAATAACAGTACTGACCCATTTTCACAATACAATGATGTTGTGGAAATTACTGAAAATATGTTAGATTAAGCAACTAAAAAAGTTGCTTTTTTTGTTATTTTATGTTTGACTTTTAAAGTTAATTATAGTATAATTAAGTAAAAGGTAGGAGGTGTAAGAGTGTTAAGAGTAAGTGATGTAATGGAAAGATTAAAAGTGAGTAAAGCAACAGTTTATAATTGGATTAAACGAGGGTTGCCTATCATAAAAGTTGGAAAGTTAACTTTTATTGAAGAAGAAGAATTAAACAAGTTCATAAAGAAAGGAGAATAGAAAGGTGGCATACAAGAAGAAAGAAAAAATTTCATTGTTGCTATATTATGACTACATAGACCAATTTGAAATGTTAAATGATAATCAATTTAGGCAATTAATATATGCAATGATTGAATTTGACAAAAATGAAAAAGAACCAGAACTTGATAATATTACAAAAATGGCGTTTGTACCAATAAAACGTAGGCTAAAACAAGATAAAGAAAATTGGAAATTAACTTGTAAAACCAACAGTGATAATGCTAAAAAAAGATGGGGTAAAGAATATGCGAACGCATGCGATGGCATGCAAACGGTAGCGAAGTATGCCGATATAGAAAAAGAAATAGATATAGAAAAAGAAAAAGAAATAGATATAGAGAGGGAGAATAATAATATATCCACTCCCACGCTTTCTTCCATTGTCTCTTTTGGAGCAAGTTTAGGAATTGATGAGGAATATTGCAAAAAGTTTTTTAATCATTATGAGGCAATAGGTTGGGTAAATGGCACAGGGCAAAATATCAAAAATTGGAAATTAGTTTTTGAAAATTGGATTAAGAAAGATAAAAAGGTTAACAAAGAAGAAGAATATGTTGACGAGGCTGGATTCCATTATAAGAATGGCAGGAGGGTTTTATGATGCTAAAAGTATGTGATGAAAATAGAGAAAGAATTGAACGTGAATTTTTGGCATTGGTATTAAATAAAAACGAAGTTATTGATTTGTTGCAAATAAAACCAAAGGCTTTACACAATAAAGATAATCAAAAACTTTTAGAATATGCAATAGAATGTTATAAAACAAACAAAGTTGTTACGCCGACAGAAATTGTAAAATTGCACTCAAACTTTGACGTGGAATATTTTACAGACATTATATCTAACGAATTATGGTATCCTAATTCTTGGAAAGAACAATTAGACCTAGCACAAGAAAGTATTTTGAAATATTACAAAGAAGATGTTATAAAAACTTTAAATGAAAGATTAAAACAAGGTATGATAACCTATGATTATTTCATGGAAAGTATGAAAAACATCGATAACATACAACTTATGGAAAACGTGGTTGAATTAAAAAAAGAGGAAATTTTAAATAGTATCAATGAAGAAAAAGCAAGAATTAATTTAAACCACTTTGAAAAGTTAAACAACACTTTAAAATTAGTACAAGGTGATTTCTTGATTATAGGTGCGACAACTGGTGCTGGTAAATCCGGGCTTATGATTAATTTAATGGCAGATTTAATGACGGGGTATCAATGTATTTATTTCAATATGGAAATGAGTAAAAGCACAATTTACAAAAGAATTGTGTCAGTCAACGCAAACATTAAAGTAAATGATGTGGAACACCCACAAACAGAATACCAAAAGGAATTGATAGAAAAAACACTTGATAAAATCGAAGAAGCAAAATTGATTATCGAACATAAAGCAAGTGATATGACTATGATTAAATCAACAATTGCAAAAATGAAAGATAAAAATAGGCATACGATAATTTTTATAGACCACTTGGGGCTTGTTAAAATAGATGGCATGAAAAGTTTATATGAACAAGCGACAGAAGTTGCAAAACAATTAAGGCAAATTTGTTTGGAATACGACTGCACAATTATTAGTGCAAGTCAATTGAACCGTGGCGCTTATTCAAGCGACGAAATAACTTTGTCAATGTTAAAAGATTCAGGAGAATTAGAAAACAGTGCGAGTAAAGTTATGTTGCTTTATAAATCCCGTGAGGCTAAAAAAGAAGACTTAATGCAAGATATGATTTTTGATGTTGCTAAAAACAGAGATGGTTATACTGGAACTATTGAGGCAGTTTATGACAAAGAAAAACAAATCTTTACCGAAAGAAAATAAAAATTAGTAAACAATATTGAAATATTATTGACTTTTTAATGAATATTTATTATAATGTATTCAGAAAGGTTAGAGGTGTGGTTATGATTTATTTGAAATTATATGATATTACAACTGGGAAAACATTCACAAAATATTTCGATTGTGAATTTGACAAACAAAAATTCAAAAGAAAACTAAAATTTAGCAAAAAAATATTTATTCGTGGCGAAAGTATATAAATATACCTTTAAAATTAATTTTAACGGGGTATATTTAAACGAAAATATAAAATTGGTATAATTGGACTAATTTTATAAAAAGTCGTTTAAAACGGCTTTAAAATGTAAAATAGAAAGGGTGTAGGAAAATGAAAAATTTAAATCAGATGATTAATGACGCTTGTATTAAATCAAAAGCAATGAGAAGAACAAGTTGGGAATTAGGTTATGATGACGCAGTGGCTTTAAGAAAACAACAAGATGAGGTGTATAAAAAATGGTTATTTTTAAAAAATATGAAAAAAGCGATAGAAAAAACAGAAAAAGAGGGGTAAATATGAAAACAAGGTATTTTAAAACAAACCAAGAATATTTTAGTTTTATAAATAAATATAAAAACAGATTAACAAAGTGCATTGTAAGTATTAAGCCAAACAAAATAAAAGTACAATACGAGGTGTGATATGATTAAAGAAGACGCTCACGAGGTTATGACACAATTAGATTTAAGACGTGAAAATTCAAAATTAAAATTGCAATTAAAGAAAAAAGAAGAACATATAAAATTATTAAAAGCAAAAATAAAAAGATTAGAAAAAGGATTAACAAGAGAAGAAATGGATTTATTAGAAATATTAGAAAAGAGGTAAAGTATGAAATATATTATGGGAATAATGTTTAGTATATTAGGGTTTATTTGTATATTTAAGCCAGAATTTATAAGAAGTGAAACTACTTTGTATGGTGCTTTATGTTTTGGATTAGCGGCATTATATTTTAATATGAAGGAGGATTAATATGAAAGTAGGAGATTATGTAAGATTAAAAAATGGTTATATAGATAAAATACAAGAATTAAAATTACAAACTAAATACACAAAATATAATAAATTATTATTTGAACATAAAGTTGTAGAATGTTTGTTTAGTGATGAAGATTTAAAGGAAATTAAATCAAGTCCAAACATAATGGATTTAATAGAAGTAGGAGACTATGTTAATGGAATTAAAGTGCAAGATGTTATTGGTTGTTTATTGGCGTTCGATGGTGGACAAGATGGAGAGTGGTATATCGAAACTGAAGAAGATATTAAATCAATAGTAACTCGCGAACAATTTGAAAGAATGCAATATAATTTAGAAAGTCAGGTGTAAATAGATTATGAATACAAAAGAAGATATTGAAATTCAAAATAAAATAGCAAATATTGCAAGAAATAGTATAAAAATAAATGAATATATATCTCCTAAAACAACAACTGGTGATGTTATTATTAAGTTAAATGAAAATAGTAAATCTATATTGGAAATTGGAAACATCAAGGTATATAACATTAAAAAGTTTAATTGGATTAATAGAATAATGTTTAAATTATTATTTGGAATAAAAATTAAAAATATTAAAGATGAGGCGCAAATAGATTATGTTAAAAATAAAACCTAAATTTGAAATAGAAAAATATGATATGGGTATTGGATTTTTATTACATAGAGAAAACGAAAGTAAAAAATATATTAGAGATGGTAAAACAATTAATTATACATTTGGAATTATATTTTTATGGTTTACATTTGCTATTATAATAACATTTTACAAAACGAAAAGTTTAGATTAAAGAAGGTGATTAATTAATGTTAAAAATAAAAGATAATATTGATTTAAAAGAATTAGAAAAGTTTGGGTTTAGAATTAGTTATAGTGAAAGTACAGGAAAGCCTGAAAGCATTTACACATTTAGGGGGTATCCTTATTGTGATAGAAAGCCAAAACCATTTATATTTTTTAAAAAGAAAAAAAGAATATTATTTAAAGACGTAAAAAGTAAAGCATTTGGTATGGACGTTGTAGTTCCTGATAACCATTGCAATAGGGTTATATTTTTAGATGCATTATATGACCTAATAAAAGCCGATTTAGTAGAAAAGGTGGATTCCAATGAACGTTAATTTTGAAGCAATAGAAAAAGTATGGGGTAAACCAAAGAAGACTGTATTAGATGAGTTGGAAGAATGGTTAAAAGAACAAAGAGATTACTATTATGAGTACCCTTATTATAGTGATTTTAATGCTTATGGGAGTAAATGTGATGATGTTTTAAATAAAATCCAAGAATTAAAAAAGGATTGTGATAAGTGATGTATGATGTTCTAAAATTGTATGATGAAATAGTAAAAAATTATTATAAAACAATTATTTATTTAGAGAATAAATTAAATAGTGAAGTTATGGAATATTCAAAACAACAAGAATTAAGGAAAGTTTTAGATATGTTAGAAATTAAAAAGGAGTTGGTATAAATGAATATTTATTTAGATTATTTATTAAAGAACTTTGGTGGAGCACATTTAGCAGGAGCTAAAATTGCTGCTGAGCTTATTGAAAAATATGATATTACTGACATAAATAATACATACCATAAATATGCAGATGATCATAATGAAAAACAGGCTAACGTAGAAAGAGCTATTAGACACTATATTAGTGTAATTGGAACTATGAGAGATGTTGAGAAAATTCTAGGATGTAAATGTTTTAATAATAGAAACTTTACAAAT